TGATTCAGACGTTACAAAAAGAAATCGTAATGGACAAACAAAGTCTGGTTTATATTCTCTTTTTATCCCAATGGAATGGAACTACGAAGGATTTATTGATGAATACGGACAACCTGTATTTAATAGCCCACATAATGATGTACTCGGACCCGACGGTGAATTAATAGATTATGGTATAATTGAGCATTGGGAAAACGAGGCGGAAGGATTAAAATCAGATCATGATGCTTTAAACGAGTTTTATAGACAATTTCCACGTACAGAAGAACACGCTTTTAGAGACGAGACAAAAAATAGTATATTTAACTTAGTAAAAATATACGAGCAAATAGATTACAACGAAGGAACTGGAAACTTACTAAATGTAAACACTGGTAGTTTTCAATGGGTTAACGGAATTAAAGATACAAAAGTTATATTTTATCCAGATCCAAAAGGTAGGTTTAAAGTTAGCTGGTTACCACCAAGTCATTTACAAAATAAAGTTATAATTAAAAATGGCATAAAACACCCTGGTAATGAGCACATGGGCGCTTTTGGTTGTGATAGTTACGATATATCAGGTACAGTAGATAGAAGAGGATCAAACGGAGCTTTACACGGTTTAACTAAGTTTAGTATGGAAGACGCTCCACCAAATCACTTTTTTTTAGAATATATATCTAGACCACCAACAGCAGAGATATTTTTTGAAGACGTGCTAATGGCCTGTGTGTTTTACGGCATGCCAATACTAGCGGAGAACAACAAACCTAGACTTTTATATTATTTAAGACGTAGAGGTTACAGAGGGTTTAGTATGAATAGACCTGATAAAGTTTGGAATAAATTATCTGTTGCTGAAAAAGAAGTAGGTGGTATACCAAACTCAAGTGAAGACATAAAACAAGCTCATGCTGCTGCGGTAGAAATGTATATACAAGAACATGTTGGGCACAAAGGAGATGGGGTTTACGGTGGTATTGTTTTTAATAGAACTTTAAACGATTGGAGCAGGTTTGACATAACTAAAAGAACAAAGTTTGATGCCACTATAAGTAGTGGATTAGCTATTATGGCTTGTAATAGACATTTGTATAGACCAAACCCAGAGAGAGAAAAACAAAAATTAAATATAAACATTGCTAAGTATTCAAACAAAGGTAATGTTTCTCAAATAATTAAAAATTAATATGTATAAATCATCTAGAATTAACGCATTTCCTAGTCAAGTTGTTAGCGATCTTGAGAAAATGAGCGGAGAGTATGGCTTAAAAGTTGGTCAAGCTATCGCTGGAGAATGGCTGCATGAGACTAGAAGTGGTAATAGATTTAATAATAGCAATAGAAATTATCACAATCTAAGACTGTATGCTAGAGGAGAACAGTCAATACAAAAATACAAAGACGAGTTATCTATTAATGGTGACTTAAGTTACTTAAACTTAGACTGGAAACCAGTGCCTATTATACCTAAGTTTGTTGATATAATAGTTAATGGTATATCTGAGAGACTTTACGATATTAGAGCTTATTCACAAGACCCATTTGGTATATCAAAACGTACAGAATATATGGAGTCGATGCTTGGTGATTTAGCTACACAAAATTTAAACGATTTAACAGAGCAAACTTTAGGTATAACTACAAATGAAAATGAAAAAGAAGAGATACCTGGTTCTAAAGAAGAGTTAGAATTACACATGCAGCTAACTTACAAACAAGCTGTAGAAATAGCAGAAGAACAAGCTCTTAACGTCTTATTAGAAGGAAACGATTATGACTTAATAAAAAAGAGATTTTATTACGATCTAGCCGTTTTGGGTATAGGTGCTGTAAAAACTACTTTTAACCCATCTGAAGGAGTCGTTGTAGATTATGTTGATCCGGCTAATTTAGTTTACTCCTATACTAAATCACCTTATTTTGAAGATCTTTATTACGTTGGTGAAATAAAACAAATACCTATAAATGAACTTGTAAAAGAGTTTCCTGATTTAACTCATGAAAACTTAGAAGAAATAGTTACACAGAACAAAGGTAATAGATATGATTTTTATGGAGTAGATTACAACTACGACGAAAACGATAAAAACAAAGTTACTGTGCTGTACTTTAATTACAAAACTTATACTAATGAGGTTTATAAAGTAAAAGAAACTAGATCTGGAGGTAATAAAGCTATAGAAAAAGACGATTCATTTAATCCACCAGAAAATAAGGAAGGAGGATACGCTAAAATGGAGAGAGCCGTAGAAGTACTTTTTGAGGGAGCTATGATACTTGGTGCTAACAAACTGCTAAAATGGCAAATAGCAGAAAATATGATTAGGCCTAAAAGCGACTTTACAAAAGTAAAAATGAATTATAGTATTGTTGCACCTAGAATATACGACGGTAAAATAGAGAGCTTAGTGAGTAGAATTACTGGTTTTGCCGATATGATACAGTTAACTCATTTAAAGTTACAACAAATAATGTCACGCATGGTGCCAGATGGTGTTTATTTAGACGCAGACGGACTTGCTGAAATAGATTTAGGCAATGGCACGAATTACAACCCACAAGAAGCTCTAAATATGTTTTTCCAAACTGGTAGTGTTATTGGTAGGAGTTTTACAGCTGACGGTGATCAAAACCCTGGTAAAATACCTATACAAGAAATAAGTTCTGGAACAGGTGGAAATAAAATACCGCAACTTATAAACACATACAATTATTATTTGCAAATGATAAGAGATGTAACAGGGTTAAACGAAGCTGCAGATGGATCTAGGCCTGAAAAATATTCTTTAGTTGGTGTACAAAAGTTAGCTGCAGCAAATAGCAATACAGCTACTAGGCATATATTAAAAGCAGGTTTACATTTAACTAAAGACGTTTGTGAACACTTGTCACTTAGAGTGTCTGATATTATAGAATACTCTCCAACTAAAAATGCTTTTGTACAAGCTGTAGGAGCACATAACGTCGCTGTTTTAGAAGAAATGTCTGAATTACACTTGTACGACTTTGGTATATTTCTAGATTTAATGCCTGATGAAGAACAACAAGCTGTTTTAGAAAACAATATACAGCAAGCCTTAGCACAACAAACTATAGACTTAGAAGACGCTATTGATCTTAGAGAGATTAAAAATGTAAAGTTAGCAAATCAACTATTAAAAGTACGTAGAAAAAAGAAGTTGGAAAGAGATCAAAGGATGCAACAAGAAAACATGCAAGCACAAGCTCAGGCTAATATACAACAGCAGCAAGCATCGGCGCAACTTGAAATGCAAAAGAAACAAGCAGATACTGATAGAGAGTTAACTTTAGAACAGACAAAATCTAGACTACAATCAGATAGAATGATGATGGAAGCTCAACTTAAAAAAGATTTAATGAATCATGAGTTTGAAATAAGCTTGAGATTAGAGAAAATGAAAGTAGACGCTTTAAAAGAAAAAGAAAAGTTAAAAGAAGATCGTAAAGATAGTAGGTCTAAAACAGAAGCAACACAACAAAGCGAAATGATAGATCAAAGAGAAAATAAAACAGGACCTAAAAACTTCGAAGAAGAGGAAGAGGGTACAGATATGAGCTCTATATTATTCGCTTAACAATTTTATTAATTATATAATATTTTATCATGGAAGAAAACAAAGAAAACGTAGTTGAAGAAACTACACCTCAAGAACAGCCTAAAGTAGACGAAGAGGTTGGTAAGATTAAAGTAAAAAAACCTAAAAAGAAAAAATCTAACGAAGAGGTTGTTACGAAAGTAAATTTATCTAAACCTGAGCAAGAATTAACAAAGGTTGAAGTAAAAGAAGAAATAAAAGAAGAACCACAAGAGACAGTAGAAGAACAAACTCCTATTGTTGAAGAAGTTACAGACATAGAGCCTGTGGTTCAAGAAGAAGTTGTAACTCCAAAATATCCAGAAGCATTACAAAAAGTTGTAAACTTTATGGAAGAAACAGGAGGTGATTTAAACGACTACATGTTGTTAAATCAGGATTACAATAAATTAGACGAATCAGAATTACTAAACGAGTATTATAAAAATACAAAACCTCATCTAAACCAAGAAGAAATTAGTTTTTTAGTTCAAGATAATTTTAATTGGGACGAATCTTACGACAATGAAAAAGACGTTAAAAGAAAAAAATTAGCTTTGAAGGAGCAAGTTGCCGAAGCAAAGCAACACTTGGAAAGTGTAAAATCCAAATATTACGAAGACCTTAAAATGGGGTCAAAACTGACTGAAGAGCAAAGTGAAGCTATTAAGTCTTACAACAAATACAAAGAAGAGTCTAGCGCTCTTAATCAAGCTAGAGAAGAAGCAACAAAAACATTTTTACAAAAAACAAATCAAGTATTTAGCAATGAGTTCAAAGGTTTTGAGTACAAAGTTGGAGATAGAAGATTTAGATATAATGTTGGAGATGTTGATTCTATAAAAAACACGCAGAGTGACATTAATAATTTTGTCAAGAAGTTCTTGAATGAAAATAACGAAATGGAAAACGCTGCCGGTTATCACAAAGGCTTGTTTACGGCTATGAACGCTGACGCAATTGCAAATCATTTTTACGAGCAAGGTAAGGCTGACGCTTTACAAAATAGTATTGCTAAGTCCAAAAATATAAATATGGACCCTAGGCAAACTCACGCCGCGCCTAAAAGCTCTGGTGTGACTGCAAGAGTGTTAAATTCTGATGATTCTCCTGTATTTAAATTTAAAAAAAGAAAATAATAACAAAATTTAAAAACTAAAAATTATGGCAATTAATAATGGTGCTTTGTTAAATAGTGTACCTGCTTCTATGCAGCAAACGCTATCTACAAACTACATTGACTTCAACCAAGATATGGGTTGGGCTCAACAATACTTACCAGACTTAATGGAGAAAGAAGCTGAGGTTTTCGGACCAAGAACTATTTCAGGTTTCTTATCACAAGTTGGGGCTGAAGAATCTATGACTGCTGATCAAGTTATTTGGTCTGAGCAAGGTAGATTACACCTTTCTTACAAAGGTAACGTCGCTTCCACAAACGCTGGTGCTGACACAGGTGCTGGAGGTACAACTCCAAGAATAACTATAGAAAGCGATATTGATGAAACTGCTGGTTTTACAGCTGCTACTCACGGTATTCGTGTAAATGATACTATTATTGTATCTAACTCTGATGGTATTTTTAAATGTTTAGTAACTGTAGTTAATGGAGCTAATATAGATGTTGCTCCTTATGGTGCTACAACTTTAGCTGCTAACACTACTTCAAACGGAACTACTATATTAGTTTATGGTTCTGAATTTGGTAAAGGTGATTCTTATAGAGCTCCAGCTGGTACTACAAACACAACTGACTCAAGAGGTGCTAACGAGCCAACGTTTACTACTTTTAGCAACAAACCAATTATAATGAAAGATTACTACGAAGTGTCTGGATCAGATACTGCTAGAATCGGTTGGGTAGAAGTTGCTTCTGAAGAAGGACAATCTGGTTACTTATGGTACTTAAAAGCTGAGGCTGATACTAGAGCTAGATTTACTGACTACATTGAAATGGCAATGTTAGAAGGTGAATTAAACGTTGCTGGTTCGGTTGCTGATGCTGCGACTATCTTACCTGGTTCTACAGCTGGTGCTGGAAACGTTGGTACAGAAGGTTTATTTGCTGCTATAGAATCAAGAGGTAATATCACTACTGGTGTTACTGGTGTTTCAGGTAATGTTGATTTAGCTGAGTTCGATGCAATACTTGCTGAGTTTGACAAGCAAGGAGCTATTGAAGAAAACATGTTATTTGTTAACAGATCTACTTCTCTTGCAATAGACGATATGCTAGCTTCTATGAATTCTTACGGATCTGGAGGTACTTCTTACGGAGTATTCGATAATGAAGAAGATATGGCTTTAAACTTAGGTTTCTCTGGTTTCAGAAGAGGTTCTTATGACTTCTATAAGTCTGACTTTAGATACTTAAATGACTTAGCTACTAGAGGTGGTATAAACGCTGCTAACTCTGCTAATGCGATTAGAGGTGTCATCATACCAGCTGGTACATCAACTGTTTACGACCAAATGTTAGGTAAAAACCTTAAGAGACCTTTCTTACATGTTAGATATAGAGCTTCACAAACTGACAATAGAAAGATGAAAACTTGGACAACTGGTTCTGTTGGAGCTGCTACATCTGCTTTAGATGCAATGCAAATCCACATGTTAACTGAAAGATGTTTAGTTACTCAAGGTGCTAACAACTTTATGTTAATGCAGTAACAATTTTTAAAAGACCGGGGCTTCGGCCTCGGCCTTTTATTTTATTAATTTTATTATATATTATATTATGGCAAAAAAGAAAAAAGTAGAGGTTGAAGAACCTCA